CAGAGTTCAAGGATTACGCAAATTTCGCCGGCGCCCGATTCGCTGCGTACGCGAATTTCTCTGGCGCTCGTTTCAGAAAGGGAGCCAACTTCTACAACGGTCGCTTCTTGTTTACGACAAGCTTCGATGGGGTGAGGTTCTGTGAAGAGGCGACCTTTTGGCTGTGTACCTTTGAGGGGCTAGCCACGTATCGAGGCACACATTTCTCTCGTGATGCGATCTTTTTCGGCGCACGTGCCGGCGCGTTCGACCTGAACGCGGCGCGCTTTGATAGAGTGCCCGACTTCACCCAGGCACGCTTCGACGAAGCGCCAAGGCTAGACGTTGCTGAGATCAAACTGCCAAGTCTTTGGGGGTCGGTGCGTAGGCCGGCCGAACCTACCGACGCAGGGGCATATCGGGCATTGAGACGCCTTGCAGTCCAGGGGCACGATCACGAATGCGAGCAGCAATTTTTTGCGGCGGAACTGCGAGCCTTGCGCGGCAATCCCGATCGCCCGTGGCCAAACTTTCTGTTTTTCCTCCCAATCAGAAGGGCCGCTACGGTTGAGGCAGAGGAAGCTTCGGATGCTTCGGAAGGCACCCAGAATGCGCTCATAGACGTTGAGAAGCATGCCAGCCAACGGAGGCGATTCTGGCCAGGCGGCGCGCGCTATTGGCTAGGACTGTTGTACGAAATATTTTCCGATTTCGGCAGGTCGGTTGACCTGCTCCCCGGTTTGTCCCCGCCTATAAGCTAGCCCTGTTCACGTTGTGGTCCGTTGCTGACCGGATTGCAAATTCGTTCGGGGTGAGCCCTTCGAGGCTCGTGTGGGGTCGGTTCAGATTGTAGTCGATCCTCCATTCCTCGATAACCTCGCGGGCATGGCGGTAGCTTCTGAACAGATGCTCGTTGAGGCATTCGTCCCTGAACCGCCCATTAAAGCTTTCCACGAAGCCGTTCTGCATCGGCTTGCCAGGCGCAATGTAATGCCACTCGACCTTTCGCTCTTCCTGCCAGGCCAGGATGGCGTTCGACGTCAGTTCGGTGCCGTTGTCGGAGACGATCATGCAGGGGTAGCCTCGTCGTTCTGCGATCTGGTCGAGTTCGCGAGCGACCCGTTCGCCGGAGATCGAGTTGTCGATGACGGTCGCCAGGCACTCCCGGCTGAAGTCATCGATCACGCACAGGATGCGGAAGCGGCGCCCGTCCACCAGCGTGTCGGATACGAAGTCGAGGCTCCAGCGCTGGTTCGGATCCTGCGGGATCGTCATCGGCGACCGCGTGCCCAATGCCCGCTTGCGGCCTCCACGCTTGCGAACGGTCAGCCGCTCCTCGCGGTAGAGCCGATAGAGCTTTTTCCAGTTGATCGCCACGCCCTCCCGCTTCAGCAGCAGGTGCAGCCGGCGGTAGCCGAAGCGCCGGCGTTCGGCGGCCAGCTCTCGCAGCCTCTTGCGCAGGCCGACGTCGTCGGGACGCAAGGAACGGTAGCGGTAAACCCGCGGCTCCATCCCGACCAGTCCGCAGGCGCGACGTTGCGAGTAGCCCTTGTTTTCGATCGCCCAGGTCACGGCGTTCCTCCTCAACCCGGGCGTCAGAAGTTTTTTCCGAGCATCTCGCGCAGCGTCGACACGTCCATCATCGACTCCGCCAGAAGCTTCTTCAGGCGCGCATTCTCTTCTTCAAGAGCCTTCAGCCGCTTGGCCTCCGACACTTCCATGCCGCCAAACTTCGAGCGCCATTTGTAAAACGTCGCGTCGCTGATCCCATATTTGCGGCAAAGATCGGTCGCCGATATGCCCGCTTGGTGCTCCTTCAAAATGCCAATGATCTGCTCGTCGGAAAACCTGGATCGCTTCATTGCCTGTCTCCTTCTTGAGGGATCAGGCTAACCTCATAGCGAGGACATTTCAGGGGAGCAGGTCACGGTCGCCCGACCGACTCTTTGGTGGGCGCTCTCGGTCGTCCTATTCGCACTGGCGTACTTGACGGTGACACCGACGCGGGAAGGCATGGCGTTCGCCAGAGCGTGTTTCGTAGGCCTGGGTGATCGCTACTTGTCCGCGCTGCTGCTCTCGCTGAAGAATGGGTTGGTCTTTGTTGGATTCGGCCCCGAGGAGAAGACTAACCAGATCTATGGGTGCCTGTACGGTCAGGCAGGGCCAGAGTCGCATATCCCCGGCTGGGATCAGCAACTTACACCGGTCATCCCGGCTGGAACGGCATACCTCGAAGTATTTCAGGGTTTAGTCTCCGTTGCCCTTATCTTTTTGCTGGTACTAGCCATCCGTAATACCTTCCGCATTGGGTAGCCAATGACGCAGGTGGACAACTAAGCGCAGCAGTAGGCTGATCGCTCTCGGGGAGCGCACCGGCGCACGAGCCAGCCGTCGATGCCCCTGCTCAAAGGGCTAGGCTTCAGCGTTTGGTGAATTCGCAATGAGGTAGGCCGCGGAAACTGAACGGCTGGAAGGCAACTATATTTCGGCCGCTTCGCAGGTCCAAACGAGCCCGAGGCTGTCCCGCGTCGGCGCGCCGATGATGTCGAACATGTCGCCGGCGATCTCGATGGTATCGCCGGACGCCGGCGAGGCGACCTCCGACGCGCGCACATCGACGAGCACCGTCGGCAGAACGGCGCGGCTGTTGCCGAAGCCGACAACCTCGTCCGGCGACTTGCGGACGACGCGGACGGCGATGCCGCCGCCCAGGCCGCCCGCTCGCCACAGCGCGTCTTCCGCGACGTTGGCGTCGCGGAAAATCGCGTCGATCGCAGCGCCGAAGGCCGCATGCATTTCAGCTACGCCTCGTTCGCCCGCGCCACGCCGTTGAGCCGAACGCGCCCGATCGTGCTGCCGGCGCCGTTATCGACGGCGATCGTCGCCGCGCCGATCAGCAGATTTCCGGTGGCGACGTTGGTGCAGCGCTTGTTGGTGTTGTCCCAATAGATCAGCTGCCCGACGGTCCAGGCCTGCGAGCCGATCTTGGTCAGATCGAACACGCCGGTGGTCTTGAGCGCCACGTCCGCGCCGCTCAAGGCGTCCGCCGTGCAAACGCCGAAGACCTGCCCCACCTGGGCGCCTTGGCCGGACGTCCGATCGTATGGCGCGGCGACCGTGAGGATGTCGCCGGCCTGAACGAAATTCTTCATGACGAGTCTCCTGAAGTGACAAGGGGCCGCCCGGCGGCCCCTTCGGGTTGTCTCGGGTTTCTATGCGCCAGGCGCGCCAGGCGGATCGTCAGGCGGGATTGGCGCCTGCGTTGTAGAAGAGGCCGCGGAAGTCGAGGGCCTTGGCGGCGAAGTCGTGCCGCACTTTGATCTCGACGCCATCGACCTCGAAGCCGGCCCGTTGGTCGATGAAGGGCTCCGTCTGCCCTTCGAGGTGGGCATATTCGACGGTATCGACGAGGTTCGGATCGGCGGCGAGATACCAGGGCTGCGGGCCGCCGGTCTTGAACAGACGAGGCTCCTCGACGATCTGCAGCGACCCGGTGAAGGCGTTCACGTCGGACGCCTTCGCAGGCGTGGTCGCGGCGATCATCTTGCGGGCCTCGATCGAGCGCTGGCCGGGCGGGACGAGGATGAAGCGCGGCCGGGCGTCGATATACTCCTTGTCGGCGCCGGAGCCGTCGCCGAGGTCCTTCTGCTGCGTCATCTTCTCCCAGGCCTCGGAGAGCGACGTTTCACCCACCACCGCAGCCGTGCCAAGGTTGCCGTGGTTGGCATGGAACAGGGCGACACCGTCGGCGAGGTTCGCATTGGCGAGGAGAACGTTGTAGACGATGCCCGATTCCAGATCGGCGGCGCGTTGGCCGGCCGTCCCGAGCGCGCGATCGAAGGCGCGCAGATCGTCGTTGATGATCGCCTGGCGCGTCAGCGCGACGATTCGGCCATAGGTGGCGAGCTGATAGGACTCGCGCCCTTCGGCGATCGAGCCATAGCTGAACTCCGCCCCTTCCATCACCGCCTTGAGCGCGGGGAAGCTTCCGACCTGCGTCGGATACATCGGCTTGAAGTCGGTCGCCGTGGTTCCGCGCGCCCATTGCTGGAACGTCCGCGGCGTCATCGCGTAGGCCTGGCGAAGGCGCTTGCCCGCCACCGCCGCCAGGATCAGCGGGAAGTCGGAAGTGGACTGCATGCCGGCCGCGCGGGTCGCCTGATAGGCGATCTCGTTCGGCGTCATGCCGCGGGTCCGAACGCCGGCCATCTCAAGGCAATCCCGCGCCACGTCGATCAGCCGCATGCCGCGATACTCGCGCGCGCGGTCCGTCATCTGGAACGCCTGGGGCTGTGCGCGGTGCAGGATCGCCTCCGCGATCGCCTCGCGCCGCGTGACGGTGGCGTCGAGGCCACCCGCCGGCATCGAGATCTGCGAGTGGCCGGTGCCGCGCGCGTCGCGCTCGGCAAGCTTGTCGAGGATGACCTTGCGCGCCTCGGAGACCGGGACGTTTCGCTTCACGAGATCGTCGGCGACCGCGCGATCGAGCTTGAACTGATCGACCAGCGCGGTGATCGTCGTGATGCGCTCCTGCTCCTCGGCGCGAACCTGATCCACGTTGACGGAAGGCGCAGGCGTGGCGCCTCGGGTTGCATCCGGAGCGGGTTCCTGCGGTTCAGCGGCCGGCGTGTTGCCCGGCACATCATCGTGCTGCGACATGGCTTGGTTCTCCTGGTTGTCGGGCTTCACCCGGTTGGTGATCTCGAAGGGGAAGAGGCGGTCGGGCGGCTCCGACCGGACTTGCGCGCCCGGATCGGCGCCGACGGTCACGAAGCTGATCTCGTAGGGCGTCCAGCGTTCGACGAACCACTTCTCGACATCGCCGGCCTGTTCGGATTTCTCGATACGAACCTTGTCGATCGAGTAGCCGACGGAGACATTGCGGACGATCTTGTCGGCGACGAGTGCGAACATGCGGTCCGCCGCCTCGTCCACTCCGACTTTCGGGAAGCGAACGGTCGCCTTGCCTTCGCCGCCGTCGATCGATGCGCGCTCGACGACGGCCACCTGCGACTGCGTGGACCAGACGTTGTGGCTGTCGAGAACCGCCGCCCCGGAATTCAGGCGCGAGAGATCGACGGCCTTGTCGGAGACGACGAGGATTTCGTCGTAGTTGACGACGCGACCGCTCCCCCAGTCGTACTTGCGCCGGCGGACCGCCGCGCCTGTCGTCCATACGAGATCGATCGTGCGGGACTCGACATCGACCGAGGCAACCGGCGCAAGCCGGGTTTGCATCGGGAGCGCATCGCGGCGCTCCCGAAGGGCTGCTTCAGGCATCGTCTGGCTCCTTGGTCAGTTCTTCTTCGCGGGGTCCGGCTTCGCGGCGGCGTCGCTCGCCGGTTCTTGCTGATAGAGGCCTTGCTGCGTGACCTTGCGCGGATCGCTGTCGAGGATGATGCCAAGAGCGTCCAGCTTGGCGTTGGTCGCGGCGATCTCGGCGAGCATGTCGTCGAGGTCCTCGCCCTGCCGGCCGATGACGCGCGGCAGCGACGTGGCGCCCATGCGCAACATCATGAGATCAGCGCGCGCGTCGTCGAGCGGGTTCAGATATTCGAACCGCGGCGGCGACCAGTTGACGGCAACCTTGGGCACCGGGACCAGGCCGGCGACATAGGCCGCCTCGATGAACCAGTCCCATATCGGCTGGCAGAAAACCGGAATGACGACCTGCCACTGGATCGCCTCGACGATCCGGCGAAACTCGACGATCCCGGCGCGGATCGACGAATAGTTCACCTGGCTGAGGTCGCCGGTGAGCAGCTCGTAAGGAATGCGAAACCCGGCCGCGATGATGTGCAGTTGCGCGCGCAGCCATTCGCTCACGCCCGCGACTGCCGCCGGCTGGTTGAACTTGATGTCCTTGCCGCCGCGCGCATAGGCGATCAGGCCAGGCTCGAACTGCTCGATGGTCTTGCCGTCGGCGTCCACAACCGACGGCGCCACGCCCTGGTCGGCATCATCGCCGCCGGTCACGATGCCGACGAGGCAGGCCTCGGTCTTCTTGCGGACGAGCTCGGCGTTGATCCAGTCGTCAAGGTCGCGAAGCGCGCGCATCACGGGCGCGCCCCACGGCACGCCACGCTGCTGCACGCGATCGCGCTTGAAGAGATGGACGACGCCATCGGCGGGAACGCGAACCGACGCGTAGCCGCGCGACAGCGGCACCGCGATGTCGCCCGGATGATCCGGGGAGAGCCAATAGGCGACACGGCGGCCAAGCGGATCGTATTCGATCCCACGCACGGTCCGGCTTCCGTCCGGGCGACCGTCAATCTTCGATTCGTCGAGGTGGTCGGCCTCGTTGAGCTGCACCTGAAGCGGGACCGGCAGGCCGTCGCTTGGCCTGCGGACGCGGCGGCGCGCGAAGATGTCGCCCGCCTCCACCATCCCCGACACCGCAAGTGTCGTCAGGCCGTGAAAGTCGCTGCGGCCGTCGGCGTCGCAGACCTCGGACCATTGCTCGAAAAGATCGTTGATCTTCTTGTCGAGCGCTTCATCGCCGCTCGCCGCGCGCGGGCAGATGCCCGAGCCGACGATGTTGCTTACCCAGGCGCTCACCGCCTTGGCGGCGTGCGGATTGTTCCGCACGAGATCGCGCATGCGGTTCCGCAAGATCGCGCCGGCGGAGGCGATCTCGGCGTCGGCGGATGCGCCGGTCGAGCGCCAGCCGTCCGTTCGCCGGCCGGCCGCCGCGCCGTCGTAGGCTCGCTTCGCCAGGCCGTTGAAGGCCTGGCGCGCGATCAACCTTTTGACGGCGACGCGCGGAGCCACAACCGCCACCGCCCGATCGAGCAGCGACGGCGCCGCAAATGATTTGGCGTCGATCATCGATCGCCGCGGCCGAAGGAGGCGAAGCCGGCAACCGGCCGCGGAGTTCCGGCGGCCGAGTTGATCGCGCTCTCGATCGTCTGAATGCGCTTCATCAGATCGTCGGCCGAGCCGTATTCGACCGTCTTGCCGTCATAGGTCACGCGCAGCGTGCCGCTCGCATAGGCGGCCTTCAGTGCATCAAGCTCGGCCTGCGACCAGCTCATTTCAGCCATCCCTTTCCGCTATCGCGGCCACCCAGCCACTGCGATCGGCGCTTCTCGCCGACCTTCGCCGGCGGGCGAACCTGTCCGGCCGGGCCGTCCTTCGGGCGATCCACCGCGACCTGCTGTTCAAGCGATCGCCACTTGGCGTCGGCCCAGCGGTCGATGCCGAGCAGCCACGCCGCCGCGCGGGCATAGACGCGACAATCGAGCGCCTCGTTGCGCTCGCGCATCTGCCGCCATTCGAGCTTGGAGAACCCGCGGCGATCACGGACCGTGACCAGCTGTTCGGCCGTGAGCTGCTTCACCCATTCGGCGGAGATCCCGACCGGCAGATGGATGAAGCCGTCCGGGAAGGCGATGCCCTCCGCCGCTTCTTCGGCCGTCGGCCGTTCGAGCCTGAGAAGGCGATAGGTCTCGGATTTGAAGACCGCGACCGAGACCTTCCAGAGCCGGACGCCACGGCGAACCTTGCGCCCGTCCTCCGTCGCATCGACGTAGGTCGGCCCGTCAACCGGAGACGAGCGGTCGAACCCGTCAACGCCCTTGATGGCGACGGCGAGGCCGGCGCCGAATTTCCGGACCCAGGCATAGACCTGCGATGTCGAGCGGCCGTCCCCGGAATCGATCGCGAGCCGCGCGAGGCGCATCGGTGCGCCGCCTTCGTGCGCCCATTGCGCAGCGAGCAGCCGCGTAAGTTCATCCCAGACCGCGAGCCGGGATGTGTCCCCCTCGATGACGACGTGATCGACAAGCCAGCTTTCGAGGCCGCGGCCCCATGCCCAGACATCGACCTCGATGCGGTCGTGCTGAACGTCGGCGCCGGCCGTGAGAACCAGCGCTCCCCAAGGAACGACGCGCAGGGCGTGCTCCTTTTCGCGCTCATAGAGCCGCTTCCAATCGGGCGCCTCGCCGCGCTCCTGCCAGGTCTCGCCGAGCAGCGTGTTCTTCGCCGTCTTGAGCGCGGCGTCGTTTCCCTGCGCGGCTTCCCACTCGCGCGCGATCTGCTCCCACGAGAGCCACCCGACCGGCGAGTAGAGACCGGAGATGTGAAAGCCGATCACATGTGGATCGGCGCATTCGGTCGTCGCGCGCCATTCGCCGCCGGCAAGCATCGCCGTCTTGTGATGCTCGGCGATGCCGCGCTCGCAATTCTCGCAGACATACTCGACGGTTTCGGGCTTGGCCTTCTCCCAGAGAAGGCGCTCGAACCTGAGCCATTGCATGTAGCTGCAATGCGGGCACGGAACGAAGTATCGCCGCTGGTCCGTCGCCTCGAACTCGCGCTCGATGCGCGACAATCCCTTCATCGTCGGCGTCGAAACCATGAACACCTTCCGGCGATGTCCGAATGTCCGCGTGCGCGCTTCGGCGAGAGCCGCGGGATCGCCTTCGCCCTCGACATCGCCGGGATAGGCGTCCACCTCGTCGAGAAAGAGCCATCGCGCGGGCATCGAGCGCAGGCCGACGGCGCTGTTCGCGCCAGTCAGAATGAGCTGCCCGCCGGCGAAGCGTTTTGCGAGTACGGTATTGCCGGAGTCGCGCGCGCGGGCCGGCATGATCAGCGCGCGAAGCTCCGGGCACTCCTCGACGAGCGGATCGATGCGCTGCTGCGAAAGGCGCTTGGCGAGATCGGTGGTCGGCTGAACCGCCAGGAATGGTCCCGGCGCCTGGTGAATGCAGTAGCCGATCCAGTTGTTGCCGGCCTCGGTGGCGCCGACCTGCGCCGCTTTCATGAACACGATCCGCCGCGCGGAATGCGACGGCGACAGTGCGTCCATGATCGCTCGCATGTAGGGCGTGCGTTCCGTCCGATAGCGCCCGGCTTCCGAGGAAGCGCGCGAAGACAAGATGCGATAACGATCCGCCCATTCCGAAACCGTCAGCGACGGATCGGGCGCCAGCCCGCGCGCCCAAGCGCGAACGATGTCGGCCTCGCCGTCATAGGCCTCACCTGAGTTCGACCCGGACGTCCGAGAGCTCGGCGAGATGCCGTCGGACATGCTTTTCCAGAACCGTTTCCATCTGATGCGGATCGATGCGCAGTTCGGCGGCCATGAGCGCGGCGACGCGCGCCGGCCATTGCACCCAGGCATCGCGCTCGCGTCGCGCCAGGCCGAAGACCGTCGCAACCGCGCGGGCCCGATCGACCAGCTCGCCCTTGATCTTGGCGAGGCGGACGCTGCGCTCCTGAGCCTTGATGACCTCGTTGGCGGTGCGGGCCCGAAGGAAGGTCACATCACCTTCCGCTTTGTCGCCGGACTCGCGAAGCGTCTTCTGCACGGCATCGACTGCGGCGCGCGGGACGGCCTTGTCCTGGACGGGCCCGCGCGGTCGCTCCTGCGCGGCCGGCGCATGCGCCCCTCGCTGCTGCGAGGGATCGGTGCGCGCCGCCCAATCGCGATCGGCCTTCTCCGGATCGATGGTGCCGTCGGGCTCGAGCGTGATCCGGCCCGAGGCGATGGCCTTGCGAACGGCGTTCTCGGCCACCCCGCGATGGCGCGCGTAGGCCCTGCGGGAGAGACCCATGCTGCTCTCGCGCTCCCGATATGCTCAGAAATCCAGCGACTTAGCAGTTGCTCTCCTTCGCCGGTCGAGCCTGAGTGAGCGCAGGCAAGACCAACGTGGAGGGCACTGATGGCCCGCAAACCTCATCCGGCCGACATCGCGAATGCCGCGATCATCGCGAGCGCGGTACGCTTCGACCTCGCGCTCTTTCTAGGCGTCGGCCGCTACGCGAAGGCCTCCGCCGACACGCTTGCCGATGCGCGCCGCGCGGCGGAACGCCTCACGGCGGATCACCCGAACGGCAGGCGCGCGCTGATCTACGCGGTCGATGCGAACGGCCGATCAGCGCTCGTCACCGATAATGTTTCAACCCAAGAGAAGGAGCCTGCAATGAAGACCTATGCGAAGAAATTCAATGCGCAGCGCGCCGCCAAGGCGGCCGGTCACGACCTCGACGCCATCGAGATTGTGAAGGCGAGGGACGGCTTTACATGGCGGGTGAAGCAACAAGCGAAGCCCGCCGGCGCTCGTGATGCGAAGCTCACGCCTGATCCTTCACGAGAGCCACGGCCGAACGGCAAACAGCGCATGCTCGGCAAACGCGCCGCGATCGAGGCGGCGGCCCGCGAAGGCAAGCTGCCCGAACCGCCGGATTTCAGCGCGGAAACCCACAAGCGGTTCCGCAACAAGCTCGCCAGCGTCGTCGAGCTTGCCAAGGCCGGCGACCTCAGGGGCCTTCGCGCGTTCGAGATCAATCCAGTCAGCAGCAGCCCGAAGGCGATCGCGCGCTACCGCGATCTTTGCATCATCGCGCTTGAGGCGCGCCGGCAAGCCGCTTGATTACGACTGCGCCGGCCCTGCAACATTCCAGAACAACACGCGGCCCGGACCCTTCCGGGCCGCACACGTCTCCCCGGTCCTCGTCGTTATTCGACAAAGCAAAGTGGTTCTCAAGCGGGTTGGAATTGACCAATATTCAGAAGTCCGGCTCCGTGGGGAAGTGCCCTGCCTTGGAGGTGTGACCGACACCGCGCTGGGGGAAGACCTATGGACAAGCGCTATCAAGTTTTCGTCAGTTCAACATACGATGACCTGCAGCCTGAGCGACAGGAAGTGATGCAGGCGCTGCTCGAACTGGACTGCATTCCGGCGGGTATGGAGTTGTTTCCCGCCGCCAACGAAACGCAGTGGAATTTCATCAAGAAGGTCATTCGCGATTGTGACTACTACATCGTGATTGTCGCAGGACGGTATGGAAGTCGTGGCCCATCTGGCGCCGGTTATACCGAGATGGAATATCGGTATGCGGAAGAGATCGGCCTACCCATCATTGCCTTTCTCCACAGAGATCCGGAGCAGTTGCCTGCTAAGAAGACAGAGCGCAGCTTTGAAGGCCAACAACAATTGCGCGAATTCCGCGCCTATTTGGAACGGAAGCTCTGCAAGCTCTGGAGTTCACCAGCGGAACTTGGCTCTGTTGTGAGTCGCAGCCTTGTCCAACTCATGAAGTCAAGTCCCGCGATCGGTTGGGTCCGAGGTAGCGATGTGGGTGATCCGCTGGAGGCTGCACGCCTGCGGGCCCGAGTTGAGGAGCTGGAGACGGAGATTGCAACGTTCGCTTCAAGCGGCCCCAAAGGCGCAGAAAACCTCGCCCAGGGCGATGAGAACTACACGCTGAATTTCTCAGTTGAAGTCATTGATTCCAAGAAGGACTGGAAAAATAGGATACTTCAACGAGGTGAATATGATCTAACACTCACATGGAATGAGATAATTGCTGCCGTGCTGCCGCCGTTCCAAGTAGAAGGGGACGAGGACAACATCGAGTGGCGACTTAGAGACGTTTTCAAGATACGGAAGGGGGCAGAGTTAATCGCGACCTCGAAGGAGCCTGCTGCTGATGAGCTTAATGTCCGTCTGTCGGCCATAAGCAAACAGACCCTTCTGGTCCAATTTCGTGCGCTTGGCCTAATTGTACCGAGTGTTCGCCAGCGTAGTCTGAAGGATAGAAATCAGTATTGGTCACTAACGCCATTTGGCATGGGCGTAGTTACCCGCCTGTGCGCAATTCCACGAAGCGGTTAATCAAGCAGCGGGCGGCTCAATTGCAGTGCCTATCCTATCGCCGGCCCTGCAACGTTCCAGAACAACACGCGGCCCGGACCCCTCCGGGCCGCGCATTGCTCCCAGGCTTTCGCATCGTAGTGCGGGTCCGACGGAAACGGCGGCTCGATCCGCGCCTCTCTGCCGAACGGAAGTGGATATTCGTGGATCGTGGCTCCCGCCACTTCGTGGGGCGATAGCGTTCGCCCCACTTGGACGACGTGCTGCCGGGCGGCCGGCCAGGCGTGCGCGAGGCCTCGCGCGAGCACGCCCGATCCGGCC